CGCAGCCGCCGCTTACGCGTCGGCTGAACGGAGAAAGGCAGAGAGCCTGCGGCGCCACCCACCCTAACCCTCCTTCTCAAAGAGAACGGGGACCTATCTCGCCGGGGGCTCGAATACCCAGAATTAAATGTTATTAATCTTATATCTATCAAATGTCATTGCTGTCATATCAGGTGGTTCATTACAGAACACCACTACATGTACTGGGTTCTCCAACACCTTAACCTTAGATGCATATTTGGCAGAGAACACTAGCTGATCTTTCAATTTCTCTAAAACTGAATACTGAAAGTGTTCCATGGCTCCTCTGGGTAAATCAAAAAGAAATACAGTCTTAGTCTCATCGACTGCATAAGCTAAATCATCCCGTTTACCAACGGAGAGAAACTGCGTTTTTGATGCGTTCTTAGATACATAGTACCTTACGAAATAACTCTTTCCCTTACCTCCTTCCTCATCTATATAAAAATTAATAGAACGATCGTCCGGGTCTAACGATAATTCCTGTTCCAATCGTTGCTGCCACTCTCTGAGTGGCGAGTCTCCTCTGAGGAGTTGAGGGATAGGACGAAGGTGTCCGCAGAGTTCGGTGAGTCTGGGGTAGCGTAGATATAAGGAGGGATACTCGTTGGCGATCTCTCTCTGAGAGGGCGCATGATCGAGACTGGTGCACCACTCCTTGAAGGATTCAATGTCGGTGCGCTTACCTTGCTCATCGGGGAATTCTCCGAATTCATTAAAATCTCCATCCTTCTGGCAATAGGTTCGGTTGACAGCGCTAGACTGGCGCGCTTTCTCAAGATGAGCTCGGTCGGAGATCCATTTCTTGGCCACCGTGAGACGGACGGGGGAGTATGAAATAAAGAAGCCTTGCAAGTGGGGAGTTCCAGTATCGGGAGCGAGTTCACGTCCGACGACGCCGTACTTGACCCTAGGGTCTGACTCGAAGAGGGTGACGATGTCCTGCTCTTCATCCTCGGTGTAATTGTTGAGTGTAAATGCCCATCGGCAAGAACCACTGGAACGAGAGTGCGCTATGGGTGGCATGGCTAAAAAAGTGAGCTGTAATACTAAGCTCACTTTTCCCGGGACCGGTTGAGAAATATGTCTCTGAGTTCCATATTATGTCTCATAAATTCTTTTTCAGCAGAAAAACATTAATCCGTCCAGCGTGTTTTCTGCATGTACAAAAACTCGGTGCAGAGAACACTTTACCTTTTTTAAGCAGTTCAGAGACATAGTGTGATACACTTGCAGAGAACAATGGCTTACCGTCGGCGCGTTACGCGCAGGAAGCAGACTAGACGTCCAGCTAAAAGGCGTCCAAAGGCCACCAAAATGGTTAAGAAAATTAAAGCCATTGTAAAAAAGGAGATATCCAAGGATGAAGAAACACATAAGGTGTCCTTCCAATCCGTTGGTATAGTAAATACCGGGGTTTTGGTAATTACACATTGTTTGGCTGCTATGACCCAAGGCGTGGGATCACAGCAAAGGATTGGAGACAAAATTCGCTTAACAGGAATCCGTATCCAATACAGGATGAACGGGGCACTAGCATCAACCAATAATTTCATATTGCTGAGAATGGTGCTGGTGAAAAACTGGACTTCATTTGATATCGCTACGCTCATGTACCGAGGCCGAAACAATAATCAAGATATTCCTTACAGTAACCAAGTTGTTGGAGATGAGTTATCAACCATGTTAACTACACTCAATACAGGTAAACGACAATTTGAAGTCGTAATGATGAAAACCTGGAAAATATCAGGAAGCGCTAGCGGACCAATTCCATCGGCAGCAGCTGGTGTTCTTTACAAACGATTGAATCAACGAGTAGACTGGACTACGTCCCAACCGCAAACACCATCGAATCCGGCCGTTATCAGGCCGTCATACGAGATCCTTATGTATGCAGCAGGACTTGACAATGTGCCTGCCACAGGTATTGAGTTCAGCTGTGAAGGTTACTGTTATTACAAGGATGCATAAGACCGTGCGCAGCCGCCGCTTACGCGTCGGCTGAACGGAGAAAGGCAGAGAGCCT